GACGTGCAGGCATTACGCCATGCTACGGGGGGACATTGGGATCACCGAGGGCACGACACCGTCAGGTGGTAGTGTCACCGTCTACCTCAACAACCCCATTGGTGAGCTGAGGTTCAAGAGTGCATTCTATGGGATGGCTCGTGAGCTTGCGGAGCAGCCAGTGGTGGCGCTGTGGGACCCCATGGAGGCCGTGTTTTCCACTGGAGGGCATCGCATCGTGCGCAATGGGCGTGAGGGCTTGGAGCCTTTGTTGCCCAACTTGCATGGGAGATTTGCTGATTATGTGCGCGGAGCGTACTACGGCGATGACTTCATGCAGGCTGCGCGTGAGAGCGTGCTTGGGTGGTACAACCAGCAGACCCTCTACGAGTACTTCAAGAAGGAGGGGCTAGACCTCACTGATGCCAACAAGCTTCCTTTTGAGGCAGCCACAACATCTTGGGACGGAGTCACCTTTTTGAAGCGTGGCTTCAGGTTCGATGAGGACACCGGCTGTGTCATGGGGCCGCTCGACATGGATTCCATCTACAAGAGTTTCCACATTTGGCCTGTGAAGTTGTCCACCAGCCCGCAAGTGCACGCTGCCCAGATTTTCTCAGGAGCTTTGCGCGAGCTGTGCCAGCATGGGCGTGCGGTGTACGATGCCAGGGCGCCTGGCATTGTGCGTTCTGCCAAGCGCTTTGGCTCTTTTGAGTACATGGGCATGGACGACACCAGCTACGAGAGCCAGTTGGCCATTTGGGCTGGCAAGGAGCTCCGCATGGCGGGCACCTTTGCCCAGGCCACTGCACCCCCCTCAGAGTAGGGGGAGCTACGCGCTTTGTGAGCGCGTTATAAATACACATGCGCTTTGTGAGCGTAGTTAAATACACTTGCATCCTTTGCAAATTGGATGACAGATGGGATGGTCCACTTACGTGCGCCTCGGGGGCGCGATAACAAATACAGAGCGTTTAGTGCACGCTGACAAAAGCATAGGCGCTTCGGTTGCCGCAGCCTTTAGGATATGGCTCGTTGAAATCCTCCTTCTACTTTGGATACCGTCCCTTGTGTGTTTTGAGAACGACCGGGTGGGATTAGGCTTAGTAGATTGTGTACTGGTCCCTTGTGGCCGACCCCTATTTAGGGGGGGTATTTGTACTTACCGTAGTTTTCAAACCTTGTAGAGATATTGATCCTTTTCCTACATTGTATACTGGATTGCTACCATCCAACTTTCTAGTGCCACGCAGGGGCCTATACCTGTAATTACCAAGCAGGAGAACGTGCAAATGAAGGACGCGGAGATGGGCATGCAAGTGTCTCTTCCGTATGCTCCCGATACTACGCGCGACTCGCTGTTTCAGGACGTTGACACGTCCTTAGCTCGGTTTTTCGAGCGTCCGGTTGTCACCCGGAACTACACTTGGACTCCAAACCAGGTGGGTGCTTTCACGGCAATCTTCAACCCGTGGACTGACTTCTTTTCCAATTCTAGGGTTATCAATCGTATCAACAACTACAATCTTTTGCGTGCCAATGTACACGTTCGCTTTATGATCAACGGCAATGGTTTTTACTATGGTCGTTTGATGGCGGACTATCATCCCCTTCCTAGTGGTGACGATGTGACTAGCAC